CTAACCACCAATGTACAGCTGCCAGCCCTCAGCGACCTCGTCAAAGCTCGCAGCGACACCATTCTCAATCTCGGACATCGCCGCGACGATGGGCACCATATCGCGCTCCGAGCGGGTGTCGAGAGGTGCATCGGCATCGATGCCCGTGCGCCGCGCAACAAAGTCAATATAGGAGGTTGTCTGATTCTCCGAGGGTGGAGCATAGCGCATAAGCATCTCACGAATGGTCGAGAGCTTATGGCGGCGCTGATAGCTATTAAGGAGTACGAACATAGCACGGTAGCCATACGCCATAGTCGTAAACTCCTTGAATGCGGCGTCGCGCGAGGGCTGCACCTCGCCCTTGTAGCGCACTGCCGAGCGGCGTATATTACCAGGGTTGTTGTTACGCAACCCTCTACTTACTCTCGACACCATCATCTATGCGGCGCTTAACCCATCTACCAAGCCACTCGAAGAGTGGTGCACGGCTGATAGATGAGGCGTTCTCAAGAAATGACCACAGCTCAACACCACAGACAAAGCCCGTAAAGATATTGGCGAGGTTGAGGTGCATGAAGCTCAATATGTGCAGGTCGATAATCCAGATAAGAACTATTGCGATAAGCACGAAGCCGAGCTTTGTCACCGTGCGCCACGCCTTACGGCTCTCGAACCACCATGTACGGCCCTCGCGGCGTGCCTCAGCGCGCGAGGCGACGATGCCCGTAACGAAGTCGACAAAGATAAATAGCGTGGCTACAATGATAAGGGGTGCTATGGGGCATAGCATGGCGGCAAGGGCAGCGAGCGTGCCGCTAACATATTTGAATAATATCTCCATAGATGAAACAGCGGTTTTGAGGGTTATTAAAGGCACTGTACTCTGGGTAGTTGTCGCCATGTGCGTTGAGGTGGTTTGTCAGGCGACGTGTTAGGGTTGACGCCTTACGACGTAGGGCGCGGAGGGTGAGGCGCATACGTTCGAGCATGGCCGTTGTGACATCTTCGCCATGGCAGGCTCTGCATCGGCTATATGCCGTCTGCTCAACGATATAGCGTGTCCATGTGGCGAGTGCCGGTGCAACGAAGTTGGCGGCAAGGTCAGCATATTCGCCATCGCGCAACGCCTCCATCATAGCCTCGCCAACGATAGGCTCAATGTATCGGCTCTCGGCCTCGACAATATCGCAGTCGAGGATTATTGTCGAGGGCAGCAGCTCCTCGCTACTATATGCAAGGCGCAAGACATCTTCGGGTGAAATAAGCATCTTCATAACTACTCCAATGATCGAATGTTATACTTTGTGATTTGCGCCAGCAACAGCTGCTGGTCGGGGTCGTTCTCGTCATAATCTAAGCCATCGGCCTTGCGTGCCTCCCACACCTTCATATATAGGGGTTTCGAGCGTGATGGTGGGCGGTTGATGATGGCGAGCGACGAGGCATCCACACCCATAACATCTGCGAGGATTGCACGGATAGGCTCGAGAAGTTGCTCCTGCTCGCTGAGTATCACGGTGTTGAGAGCCACTTCGTACTCATGAAGTATGCGCTCCGTTGAGAAGCCAGACGAGTAGTCAAGGCCGCTGAGCGAGCGGAACCACGAGTGGGCAACGACAAGGTCTGCCTCGGACTGCTCGTGTAGCGAGCGCCAGTCGCCATCCGACGAGGTGTTGATGGGGATAAACTGTGAGCTATCGCCCTCGTTATGGTCGCGCATAACAAAGAGAACTTGACCTGGGTTGCCGCCGAAGCGCTCCTCTGCCATACGCACCATGCGGTCGGCATCGGCGTCGCTCCCAGCGATACCATCGAGCATCATGACGCCCGAAAGTTGGAAGGAGTTGTCTATGCGCAGGATGTTCCACTTGTCGCTCTTATAGAGGATGGCGGCGGCATTCAAGCCTGCGATGTAGGGCGCCACGCCGTAGTGCGAGAACATAGGCTCGTAGTCTTTGTAGTGGACTATCGAGCGCAGCGTGCCATCCTCCTGCTCCTCGAAATGGGGATATAGGGGTAGCGAGCGTGCCTCGGTGGCGTTGAAGCAGCCCCAGTCGTGGTGCATGACAACATGTTCCGACTCGCGCGAAAGGCGACACTTCGAGGCGTCGACATGGTAGAACGATAGGAAGGAGTGGCGACTATCGGTGATCACCTCCATAAAGGCGTTGCCGAACATCGCCTCGTCGAGAGCTAAGCGAGCAATGACGCTGCGCAGGGTGTCGCCATCACCATTAGCACGCTCGACGATATGTCGAAGGATTGGCGACGAGTCGCTGAATGTCAACCCCTTACCTGCGATATAGTCCGCCTTGTCGTTGATGATACGGCGGTGTGCTGTTGAGTTACGCGCCATGAGCGACAACGCATAGGGGAGCATATTATCCTCGCCCCAGCGCCACACCTTGTCGATACTCTTCGCCGCACCAGCCACCGAGCCCAAGAGGGGCTCGGCGCGGTTGCTGGCGACGACTATGCGCGTTGAAAACTTATTCTCAGACATAATCGCAACTTTTTACTGGTTAGGAGAGAATGGCCACAACGGTAAGCTCCTCGTCGAGGACCTCGCAGCCCGCCATAAAGATAGCACGCTGGCGGTTCTCCATCTCGTCGGGGTTGTACCACATGCGTACCTCCGAGCCAGGATAGTCGCTGGTGTTAACTGCCAAGGCGAGGTTACGGCAGTCTGTAAGAAGACACAACGAGTTCTGACCGATAGACTTAGTTGGCAAGACGTGCGACACGCGCATATCGATAATCTTGATACCGTGATAGGTCAACTCGCGGCGACCAGATATCATGTCGGTATAGGCATGGTCATTGCCAAGCTGGTCCAGATAGCGCTCGTACGCCTCGTAGAGGTCGGTGGTGACAAAGTAGGCAAGATAGCCCTCGTTCTTGAGGCTCTTAAGACGCATATCAGCCTGCTCCCACATCTGATTGAAGAGCTCGGTAATATTGCTCTCGTCGATGGTCGTCTCCGACATGTCGACAGCGTAGATACAGTCGCTATAAGCGCGCTTGATGAAGCCATCAAAGAGGTTATTCTTGGTATTCTCCGTATCGCCAGCCCACATCATTAGGCGTAGGCTCTCGGCGATAGCAGCACGGAACATCTCGGTCTCAGCCTGCTCAAGCTCCGAACCGGTGAGGTCGTCGAGGTTGACATCCGCGCGGCCAGTAATCAACTCGTACACCTGATTGAAGTAGTCGGCTGCCGAGAAGCCCACCTCGGCCTTAATCTTGTTAAGCTCGATGGTCTTCTGCTTGCGAATAGCCGAGTTGCCACCATCCCAGCCCGCGGAGTACTCCTTAAGGACATCCTCCTGTGGACTCCACAGCTGAATGGTTGTAGGTACTGGCATGTTGTAGAGCATGCGGATGCCCAACTCAGTGGCGTTCTCACCCTTCATGATAGGGCGGAAAAAGATTGTCTCAAGGTCACGATCAGTGTAGATCTTTGGATTCTCAATAAGTCCCATAATACGTAAATTTTAAGTGTTAATAATTGGTTGTTTGTTGTGGGTAAATACCCTGGTTTTTCGATTGTTAGATGCTATCGGTAGCGGATGGCGCGGGCATCCTCGGCATAGGCCTTATCGCGCATGTTGACAGGTGCTGCCACAGGAGATGGATCCTCCACACTCTTGAGCGTTGTTGCAGTAGCGCTCTTTTGACCCTCGTCGAGGGCAACCAACGACGCAGAGGCTGAGGCAGTGGGGAGTGCGTCGCGGTCATACTCGCGAGGGATGTAGTTAACATCCGCTTCGGGCAATGGAGCCTCGTCAACACCCTCGATGCCTATGGCTCGAAGCAACGCCTTGACACCCTGCTTGGTGCGCTCCACAAGTGTTGGGCTCTCCACGGGAGGGTTCTCGCTGATGACCCTATCAACAAGCCCCTCAGCAATAGCCTCTGCGGGTGATAGCCAACGGCCACGACCACCATTCTCGGACATGAGGGCTGCGACCTCCTCTATGCTACGCCCTGAGCGTGTGGCATATATCTCGGCAAGGCGGCTATCCGTCTCGCGGAGCATCTCGACCTCGGCTTGCAGCTCCTCGGCATTACCTTCGGTCGAGCATAGCGAGTTGTGGATGAGGTAGAGAGTCGAGGGTGCAACCTCACGACAACCCTCGCTGGCAGCCTGTGCCACGATGGTGGCGGCCGAGGCGGTATAGCCATAACAGCGTGTGGTGATATGTGCCCCTGTGGCACGCAGCGCCTCGTAGATGAGTAGGGCGTCGTTGACATCGCCACCCGTAGAGCGGATGTTTACCACGATGGCCGAGTTCTTGATATCGGCAATCTGCGATACCCTCTCGCGAAAGCGCTCGTAGGTGGCTACGCGGCTATCAGGATTGTCGAACTGCCACTCCTCGCTGAGGCCTATCGTCCCCTCGATGTCGATAGTAGTGCAGTCGACATCGTTCTTGATTTTGATTGTTGAGTTCATAATGTTAGATTTAGAGTGTTCCGTGTCGTATATGACGTTGCGTATCTTCTGGTAGGAACAGCAGAACTTCACCGCCGCAAGCGCCATGGCGTGACATCGGCCATAGCCTCGCTTTTGGAGGCTCGCCACATGGCAATATATGGCACGATGCTCGCAGGCTCGTAGGTCGACCAAGTTGTTATTTAGAAGTATTCCGATGAGGCGTTCATATCGACGGTTGCGGCGAGGCATGATGCCAGCATGACGCTTAGTGACGGCGTTATACATATACAACAAAGATAGGTTAATGGTTTATTATAAGATGTTTAGTCAGTGAGCATGCGACGGAAGCGACACGTCGCCTGGTGGCTCTCGGCATCGTACTTTTCGATAGCGACAAGGATGAAGAGCGATGAGCCATACTCGGTACTTAGGCGGAAGCGCGAGCGAATGTTAGCGCCCTCGGTCATGGGGTCGAGAAGTGCGAGATACTCATCGACACGCATCTCTATTGAGCAGACAAGCTCTCCTCGCTCGGAGCACTCGCGCAACTCGCGATCGTAGTAGCTGTGTAGGCCCACGAGGTTATCTCTATCACTGAAGTCGAGTGTTGCATCGGCATTGGGCGAGTGGAAGCTCGCAAAGGGGTATAGTGCCGTGTCGTTATACGCCTGCCAGCGCTCCTGCTCGGGGAGCTCACGCAGCCCGTGGTAGAGTACTATGCGCGGCTCGACATAGTCGTTCGTAGCGATAGTATCGCGGTCACCGATGGTGAGTATCTCAGCACTTGGGGCCATCGAGGCAACATTCATCGTCGAGGCCGTAGGGTAGAATAGTGGGTTGATACGACTATCGGTGCCCATCTTACTACCATAGCCCGAGGCTGTAAATGTCCACCCAGCTTGTTTGTCGTCGCCCTCGGCGAGGCGCGTCACAACACCATCACTTCCTGCATAGGCGAGCCTCACCCTCTCAAATACCTGGGGTAGCGCCTCGTCGTAACGCCAGTTGTGACCTCGCTGTCGCTCTCGCCAGTCGACAATATCACCGCTGAAGAAGCTCTCATAAGGCTCGACATAGAGCGTCTTGGAGGCATCATGCGAGTAGAGGCACAGGTTAAACATATGAGCGACTGCCGACAAGACCTCGATTTGCGACATGTTGTGGTGCGCTATATCCTTGAACGTAAGCGTATCACCATAGCCTGCAATACCGCCGAATATTGCCCTGACGCTACATCCGCTGTGGAGCGTTAGTTGCTGACCCTCAATGGCACCTCTAAACTGTATCTGCTTAAAAACCTTTGGTGCGGTTGGCGTAATCACCTCGTATGGTGTGCGAACTGTGAGGCTTACCTCGCGTGTAGTGTCGCGCTCTACATGGCCATCGTACAGCGCCCAGTCGCCCGTGAAGATGGAGTACTCCGTATCGTTGGCTCGTCGTACATAGAGGCGCGTTCTTATAATCGCATTCGTGTTTGTCGACTTTACGATGCACTCATCGCCACTCACCGCCGTCATGCCATTGAGCATGTAGCTGTTACCCTCCTCGTGGTCGAAGACAACAAGCTTATACTGCGTCTTGGGGTACACCTCGTTGCGTCTATCGAGATAGGGGTTCGGCAGGATGACATTTACCTCGCAGTCGTTGCCCAAGAATATGCGCGTGAAGCCCTGAAGGTGACTGCTTGATGCCATGCGACACTGGGTTGTATAGTGGATGAAATACTCGAAAGAGACGCCTATCTCGCGCTTCGGCGTGAAGACCATATTACCATTCAAGTAGCTGATAGATGGGCCATTATCGTGGGCACCATTAAGCCTATTGCCATCCTCATCCGTAGCGTTACTATCTGTCGTATCGGCGATAACACCAATGTTGTAGGCTATCTGTGGCTCGCAGACATTGACAATGCCCGATGGTGATGCCGCAACCGTCGAGGTAAAGCTACGGCACGCCTTAAAGCCCATAGTCATCTCGGCAGCAGCCGTATCAACGGTGCGATAGGCGCCACTCATCATCAGGCGCTTGAAGATGCTGGATTGAAGGAAGTTGCTTCTGAGATTGTAGCCACCACGCCTTACGACATCCTGAACAATGGCATCAACAGATATGAACGGATGGTACTCGTGAGGCATCAATATCTTCTCAACGATATAGAAGTCGGGGGCCTCCAACGGTGGATAGCTATCGCGCTGCATAGGCAGAAAACGCACTGCGCTATCGTCGCTCCACGACCTCTCGATGTCGTATATCGAGTAGCTCATGTTGCAATCTATTTTACCCTCGCTAAATGGTGTCAGCGCCGCTATCTTTGCCCACTCGGCACCACCACGACGTAGGCGCAGTCTATAACTGTGTGTCGCACCATCCGAGGCTGTGGCAACGAGTATCGCCTGCCCCTCGAAAACGGTGATGTCGTCGACTGTGACACGTGCCACGTGTGCCGTATCGTTGAACGACGCTCCGCGATGTAGGTCGACAGCATGGAGCATTATGGAATCAACTGCGGGTGTCGCCTCCACCTCCACCTCTATATCATCTCCCGAACGCCAGCTCGCTATATCGTGAAGCATGGCGATGCTATATCGAGGCATAACATCTGTTGAGCTAAGTAGCGGTAGCTCAACACCATCTACATATAGCCGTATCAT